CGACAACGCCGATCTGACTGACGTGAGACTTCTCTTCAATCACGATCTGAACAGAGTGCCGCTCGCAAGAACTCCGAAAACGATGTCTCTGAGCGTTGACCCGGTAGGAATGACGATCAGAGCAACTCTTCCGAATACTGAAAGCGCTCGAGAGGTCTATGAAGCCGTGAAGCGGTCTGATCTTCGAGGAATGAGCTTCGCTTTCAAAGTCCCGGAAGGGGGCGACACTTATGACCCGAAAACCAACACGAGAACGATCAATCAGATCGAGAAGGTCTATGAGTGTTCAATCGTTCAATATCCGGCATACGGTCAAACGTCGGTAGAAGCGAGATCGGTCATGACGGAGAGTCAGAAGCGACTCAGACAGCTTCAACAGCTCAAAAATGTGATCAGCATGATCAAAGCGAGGTGACGAAAATGAGCAAGATCAAAACGGACTATGCGAGATATACTTTCGCTTTTGCTTCCGACGTTCAGAAGCTCGCTGACGAGAAACACGTCAAGATCGTCTCTTTCAACACGAAGCAGACGAAGAGTCACTCCGGGAAGAGTCACGATCTTCTCAGTGTGAAATTTCTCGTTGCTCGTCCCGATCGAGACGAAAAGAAGTTTGATCTCGAAGCTGAGATCGCTGAGCTTGAAACTGAACTCAACACGGACGAAGAGTCCGAGAAAGAAGAGGTTTAATCTTATGAAATTCAATACAGTCGCAGAAGCTTTCAACTTCTACAAGAACCACACAAACGAACAGCTCGAGCAGAGAGCGAATGAGATCAACCACATGATCGAGACCGACGAGAACGTCGACATTCAGTCTCTCAACGTGGAGCTGACCGGAATCGCTCAGGCGAAGCGCAACAACGACGAGAAGATCGAGAAGCCGGAGACCCGGTCTCGCTTCACTCTGATCGGCTCTCGTGACGACGCTCCGAAGTCCTTCAACGCTGACAATGTTTTCGAGTCCGAAGAGTATCGCTCCGCTTTCTTCAAGACTATGCTCGATCAGAAGCTCACTCCCGTTGAACAGGAAGCTTTCGAGATCGGCATGAAGGAAGCTGAGAAGAGAACTGACGCTTTCATCACTTCGAGCAACGCTTCCGCCGTTCTCCCGACTCAGACTCTCAACGAAGTCGTGAAGAAGGCTCGCACAATCGGCGGAATTATCGGAGAGTGCAGAGCTTTCGCAATCCCGACAAAGATCGCAATCCCGGTCGGAACTCCTTCGACTAAGGCTTCATGGCATACAGAAGCTCAGGCGGTCGACAGCGAGAACGTGACCGTCGCTTCCGTAACCTTCGACGGCTACGAGATCATGAAGGTCTTTTCGATCAGCGCAAAGGCTCGCAGAATGTCGATCAACGCTTTCGAAGCTTATCTCATTGACGAGCTGACCGCTTGCGTCATGGAGACGATCGACTACGCTCTGATCAATGGCAACACTAACAATCAGGGCAAAGGACTCGAGTCTATCACTTGGGTCAAGACCGCCGGAGCTACTCAGAACGCCGTCGAGATCGCTTCCAATGCGACCGCCGGATATGCTGACGTGATCAAGCTCGTTTCTCTTCTGAAACGTGGCTATTCTCAGGGAGCGAAGATCGCTATGAACAACGCTACTCTGTACAATGTCTTTTACGGTATGCTCGACACGGCGAAGCGTCCGATCTTCATCGCTGACCCGAAAGACGAGTCGATCGGAAAGATTCTCGGCTTCCCGGTAGTGATCGACGATAACATCGGCGACGATGTCGTTTACTTCGGCAACTTTGCGAAGTATCTCGCTTACAATCTCCCGGAAGGAATCACGATCGAAGCTTCTCGTGAAAGCTCTTTCAAGAAGGGCGTGATCGATTACAGAGCGCTTGCAATCGCTGACAGCAAGCCGATCGTGAACGAAGCTTTCGTCAAGATGTACAAAGCTTCCGCTCAGTAATTATATGCGAGGGGCGTCGGGCGTGACATTGACTCCGCTCGGCGCTCTCTTTATGAGGTGACTTTTTATGATGAGTTTATACAGCGCTTGCAACGTCTTACACGTTGACATGGGAGTCAACGACGAGCTGATCTCTTCGCTGATCTACGCTCTCCCGGGATATATTGAAATGGCGACGGGAATGAGTGAAGCTGATCAGGAAAACGAACCGCTCGTCGAAGTCGTCTCCGGCTTTCTTCTGACTCAGTGGTATTATGCAGATCACGCAGATGATCAGGCGCTCACGAGAACGATCAACTCGCTTCTCAAGGCGATCACGCTCAAAGCGAGATCAGAGTCATGAAGGACTATGACAACTCAAGCTTCTATCACTCGAAAGCATGGAGACGAGTCTCAACGGCATACATGACGAGCAAGTCATATATTTGTGAGAGGTGCGGTCGTCCGGCGGTGATCTGTCATCACAAGACATACTTGAACGGACGGAATGTCACTGACCCGGCGATCGCTCTTTCTTTTGACAATCTCGAAGCTCTCTGTCAGGACTGTCACAACGAAGAACACTTCTCAACGGCTCGGACTCAGTTTGATCAAGACGGAAACGTGATCAAGGTCAGGAAGTCGGAAGAAGAGAAGCAGTTTGAACGTGATCGGGCGAAGATCGACGAGCTTCTGAAAAAAATGACCGCTCAGAATGGCTCAGAATCGACTTTTCGAGGGTCGGTCGAGTAAATCTTCATCTGAGACACAAAATCGCTCTACGGGGCGCTTACGGCGCTCTCAGAGGGTCTCTCGTTTCTGACATGGGGAAGGGGGGTCAAAATCGCACTATATGCCCGGAGACCGGCGTGGGTGAGGTTTCTTTTCCTCTCTGAGTGATTTTCGTCGGGGGTGGGGTCAACCATGTACACATATAATACAGAGGTGATTTTCATGAAGAAGAAAACAAGAAAGACAGACTTCTCGGAGATATTGGAGAAGATACCGTCTGACAAGAGAATGATCGGCGAGAAGTTGATCGAAGAGCTGTCCTTCATGGAAGAGACGCTCGCAGAACTCAAGACTCAGATCAGGGAGATCGGGACGATCGAACACTTCGAGCAAGGGAAACAGAGCTTTCTCCGTGAATCTCCGGCTCTCAAGAGCTACAACACGACCGTTCAGAGATATTCAATGTTATATCGACAACTCTGTGATCTCGCCGGAAAGACTCAGGAAGCGGAGAAGTCGAATCCCGTCTATGACTTCATCAAAGAGGGGTCAGCGTGAATTATATTGACGAGTATCTCGAAGCGATCAGATCGGGACGGTGTATCGTCGGAAAGCGACTCCGGCGAGAATATGAAAAGCTCTCCGACGACATTCACAACCCGAAGAACGGCTTCATCTTCGACGAGAAGAAAGCTCAGCGTCCGATCGACTTCATTGAACGCTTTTGTCGTCATTCAAAAGGCGAACTCGCCGGAACGCTGATCAGGCTCGAGCTATTTCAGAAAGCTTTTATCTCAGCGCTTTTCGGCTTCGTGGACGCTCAGACGGGTCTCAGGAAGTATCGAGAGACGCTTTTCTATGTCGCCCGGAAGAACGGAAAATCAGTCCTTCTCAGCGGTCTCGCTCTGTATTGTCTGATCGCTGACAATGAACCCGGGGCGGAAGTGTATTCAGTCGCTACCAAAAAAGACCAGGCGAAGATCATTTTCACGGAAGCGTACAACATGACGAGACAATCGCCGGAGCTGATCGAGATCACGAAGAAGCGAAAGTCTGATCTCTACTTCCCGTTGACGTTCTCGAAAATGCAACCGCTCGGAAAGAACAGCGATACTCTCGACGGACTGAACAGCTCGCTCGTGATCGTTGACGAGCTTCACTCGATCAGAGATCGCAATTTGTACGAGGTCATGAAGCAGAGTCAGTCAGCGAGACGACAACCGCTTTTTGTTATGATCACGACTGCCGGAACGATCAGAGAGTGTATTTTTGACGATATGTACAAATACGCTTGCGGAGTCTGTGACGGGACGATCAGCGACGATCGTTTTCTTCCGATCATTTACGAGCTTGACAAGAAAGACGAGTATCTCGACCCGTTGAAATGGGAGAAAGCGAATCCCGGTCTCAATACGATCAAGAAGCTCGACGATCTGATCAGCAAAGTCTCCCGGGCGAGACAATCTCCGAGAGATCTGACAGGCGTTCTCGTGAAGGACTTCAACGTCATTCAGTCAGCGTCGGCGACGTGGCTTCAATTTGACGAGATCAACAACGAAGAGAAGTTTGATCTCAGCGCTTTTCGTGGCTTCTATGCGATCGGCGGAGCTGATCTCTCGATCACGACTGATCTGACTTGTGCGACCGTTCTTCTCATGGACAAAAACGAGAAGAGATATGTCACGCAGATGTATTTTCTCCCGGCGGACAACTTCGATCAGCGAGTCCATGACGAGAAAATCCCGTATGACAAATGGAAAGAAGCCGGACTTCTTCGACTCTGTGAAGGAAACTCGATCAACTATCACGACGTGACTTCGTGGTTTTTGGAGATCGTCGAGAAGTATGAGATCACTCCGGCATGGATTTATTACGACTCATACTCCGCTCGATATTGGGTCGAGGAAATGCAGTCTCACGGCTTCAATATGATCAGGTGTATTCAGGGAGCAAAGACGCTCTCTCTCCCTATGCAGAAGCTCGGAGCTGATCTCAAAAAGAAGCTGATCAACTACAACGACAATCCGCTTCTGAAATGGTGTATCACAAACACAGGAATTCAGACCGATCGGAACGGAAACATCGTCCCGGTGAAAGCAACGTCGGCGAAGTATAGAATCGACGGACTCGCTTCACTTCTCGACGCTTACGTCGGACTATGTGACCATTACAACGAATATCTCGAAGCAATCTGAAAGAGGTGATCTTCATGAAAAATCAGTATTACAAGAAAGACAAGAAAGCTCTCATTCACGATCAAATCAGCGTCTCCGGGTCGGGATATATGCCAAAGACATATTATGTCCCGAGAACGCCGTCGGCGATATGGTGCTACGCTCGACAGCTCAGTCAAGACACGGTTTTCGAAGCGAAGTCTTACGGCGAGGACGAGAACCGCTTCTTCGTGTTCAACCGGGGAACGGTGATCGAGCTTTATGATCTCATTCTATACCGTGAGAAGTGGTATCAGGTGACGAGAGTTGACACTGAGGACGACTACAACACGGACATTTTCGTCTATGTGAAGGACGCTCCGAGAGGGTCAATCCCGACGGCGGACACGTTAAAACCGTACGGGTGGACTCCCGAAGAGAGCTGATCTCGTTTTTCTTCTTGACTTTTATGTGTACATAAACTATACTATCTCTCGGGACTACTATGTCTCAAGAAAACACATAGTCAAGAAGGGAGACAAGAGAACAATGAGAAACATTGACAAGAACATCGAGCAAGGACACGAGATCATCAGGAAACACGAGCGAGCTGATCTGACAGTCAGCGAGCTTCATCAGTTTTACGAGACATTCTCAAAGACCGCAGAAGAAAAAGGTGTCGCCGAAGGAATCTTCGAGCTGATCACTGACGTTTTTCACATGGGAGTCGCCGTCGGCGCTCGCAACGCATGAAGGGAGCTGAGATCATGAAACACTTCAAGATCAACTATATCGACGGTCATGATCTCCGCTTCAAGTCCTTCGAGACTGACGCAGAAGATCGAGACCAGGCGATCAGAAATCTTCGAGAGTCGTATGTCAACGGCGACTTCGATCATCAGATCGAGAGCGTGATCGAGGAAGGGAGCGTCGAAGAATGAGAGTGATCAGTTTTGTCAATCAAAAAGGCGGAGTCGCAAAAACGACGAGCGCTGTCAACGTCGGAGTGAGTCTCGCTGATCAGGGACGGAAGGTCCTTCTCGTTGATCTTGACGCTCAAGGGTCTCTCTCGATCTCAACGGGACTCAGGGAGATCGGCTCGGACGAGCTGACGACTTATGAAGTATTAAAGGGAAGAGACATCAGAGAAGCCGTGAGAACACTCTCCGACGATCTGAGCGTTCTTCCGACTGACATCAGGCTCAGCGGAGCGGAGATCGAGCTGTCAAGCGTCCCGGGTCGAGAGTTTCTTCTGAGAGAAGCTCTGAGCGCTTTTGAGGGCGTTTTCGACTATGTTTTGATAGATTGTCCGCCGTCGCTCGGAATACTCACTCTGATCGCTCTGACGGCTTCTGACGGGGTGATCGTCCCGGTGAAAGCTGACTTTCTCGCTCTCAATGGAATGTCTCAGCTCGTGGACGTGATCAACGTCGTCAAGCGGAGAATGAATCCGGCTCTCGAGATCGTCGGAGTGATCGCAACGTTTTACAATGCCCGACGAAATCTCGATCAGCAGATCGTCGCTCAGATCGAGCAATTCTTCCCGGGAAAGCTCTTCGAGACGAAGATCAGTCAGAACACAGCTCTCGCAGAAGCTCCGGCGAACGGAACAAATATTTTCGACTATGACGCAAAGAGCAAAGGCGCTCAACAATACAAAGCACTCGCAGAAGAACTCATTGAAAGAGAGGATTTTTGATCATGGCAAAGAAGGAAAAATTCAGCGTTGACGGCTCAGCTCTTTTCGGAAGTATGTCTCAGGAAGAAGTCAGAGAAGCCGTGATAAAAAAGACAGGGAGACCGCAGAACGACAAGCTCGTCAGGGAGACAGGCGCTCAGAAGGGACTCCCGGTCGAGCTGACTCGTCAGACTTTGATCGTCAGCGTCGATCAGATCGAGACTCTGAAAAACTATGCTTACACTGAGAGAATGAAGCTGAAAGACGTTGTCGCAGAAGCTTTCAAAGAATACATTGAAAACCATGTCAACCCGGAAACATTACTCACTCGCCCGGAAGATTGGAGATAATTATTATCATGTACACAGATAATACACAGAATACAAAAACATATACTGTGATCGAGGTCTCAAAGCTTTTCGGGGTCGGAGTCGATACCGTTCACAGAATGATCAAAGACGGACGACTCGACGGTGAGAAGGTCAAGAACCGCTATCAGATCACGGAAGAGTCGATCAAGCGACTCGTGAAGGAAGGAAGCAAGAATAAATGATTGTAAAGTTCACAGCACAAGACAAAAAGCAGATCGAGCGACTTCACTCTGACTATGCGAAGAAGATCGCAGAAGCGGAAGCTCTGATCGAGAAGCTCGCTCCGGCTCAGGACTTCGACGAAGAGAAAGAGCGTGAGATTCAGTCTCGCCGTCCGAAAATGCCCGACCCGATCAGGTATGACGACGACGGGACTCCGATCTATTCAGAAGAGTCTCTCAAGCCGTACAACGCCGAAATGAAGAAGATCAACGACGAGATCAATCAGCTCTTCGAAGCGTGGCTCGACTCCGGCGCTCCGGGATTCAGAGAAGCTCGGAAGGAACGATCACGACTGATCTCTGAACAATCTGACGCAATCAACGCACTCTTCAAGCAGATCGAGCGACGGGAGTTTTCAAAGCTCGGCGGAGACCGGGCGAAGATCATTCAGTCAGCGAGAGATCAAGTGAATCTTCTGATCGACAATCGTTTCAACTCTTATCAGGAAAAGATCAGAACTCACAGAGACGCAGACGGAGACTTGATCACAGGCTTCTCAGGTTGTGATCTGAGGGTCGACGGCGAGAAGATATATCTCGACCAGGCGACGATCATTGACGACTGCAAGCGGTCTCTTCTGACTCTTCATTATGAAGCGCTCAGTCACGATCAGGAAGCGATCAGAGAGATCGACGACATTGTTCTCACGATCGTCACTGACAGTCCGAAAACATCGAGCAACAAAGGCGTTCTCGGAGCTATGATCGAGTTTAAGAGGAAGAAAAAACCGAGATCATCGAAGAAACTTCCGACATTCTCTGAAAGCATTGATCAAGAGTTTTTCATGTTTTCAACGACTCAGGCGAAAGACATCTTCTTCAATCTTCTCTCGAATGACGGCGACGTAAAAGAGACCGCTCAGAAGATCAACGCAGTCAGCAAGCGAAAAGAAGCGAAGATTTTCACGGGCGAAAACAGCAGAGCGCTTCAAGTCGAGACAAACAATTCTCAGACGATCATTGAAATTCTCGGCTCAGCTTGTCAGAAGGTCAACAGCCGGACGGCGAAAAAAATTCTTCACTTCGTCGAGAGTGAACTCTATCAGCGGACATACTACAAAGGAAAAATGAACGACGACGTTGTGACTTTTCCTCTTCAAAAAATGGTAGACAAAAAGCTCTATACTTCCGTACAAAATGCAAGACGGGCGTTCTATGACGCAAGCAACGTTTTGACAGCTCTCCGGGTGAGCGCTTCTGTGAGCGCCGGGAAAAAGGAAGTCTCGATCACTGACGGAAACGCTCGAGTCGTTCTCTTTCCGACTATGCTCGTTGAAAATGGACAATGCTTCGTCAGACTCAACAAAGACATAAACTGGAGTCCGTTTTTGAAAGACTTCTTTCTCATGCCGGACTCGTGGTGGGCGCTCCCGGACAACGCTTCCGATCTCGAGTATAAGATTTTCCGGTCGGTGAGACTGAACAAAGAGAAGCTCGATCGTGACGGCGTTCTTACATTTAATATCAGCTTGTCGACCGTTGCGACGTGGCTCAATCTCCCGTTGAACACGAAGAATCCGAAGCGCAACGTGAAAGACCCGATCGAGACCGCTGTGAAACAGATCGCAGACAGTCTCGACCCGAACAACTTCAAGATCGAGATCAAGACCGATCTCAACGCTTCTCTGACTCAGTATCTCTCAGGCTATCTCGAGATCACGATCGGCGGAGTTTACACTCAAAATCTGATCGGAATCAACGAAAAACAGCAAGATCGCATTGAAAAAGCAGTCCGCCGGAAGGACGCTATCATCAAAGAAGCGACGATCAGAAAGCTCACTGAACAGATGAAAGAGGGCGACAAAAACGAGTCAAAATCCGCTGAGTAATATGAGTTTTGCGACTCATAGAAGGGGGAAAACGACTCATAGAGGGGGGGAGATCACTCATAGAGGGGGGAGATCGACTCATAATAGGGGGGGAGCGCTTCTCCCGGAGAAGTCCCGGAAACCGCATAAAATAAGGCTTTTTCAAGGGTCTGACACATTTTTCACAACCGCAATTAGAATGAATGAGAATGAAATGAGAATGAATAGCACGTCGGCGGACTTTGCTTCGCCGTCCGCACTCGTGCTACACTCTCAGCGAATACAGAAGAAAGAGGTGATCAGAACATGATCAACGACTCAGTGAAAGAAGAGCTTCGTCCGAGACTGATCGAGTATGTCTCGCAGATCACGACTCCGTCGAGGAAAGCCGGAAAGAATATGTTCGTCTGTCCGTTGTGCGGAAGTGGGTCTCACGGCGGAAGAAACAGCGACGGCGCTTTTCATGTGACCGGGGCGACGTGGTACTGTCATTCATGCAGACGGGGCGGAGACATTTTCAAGCTGATCGAGCTTCACGAAGGTCTCTCGAGTTTTCCCGATCAGGTCAAGAGGGGCGCTGAGCTTCTCGGAGTGACAGTCATTGACTCAGCGAAAAGAGACTTCTCGCCGGAAGTCAGGAAGGAAGAAAAGAAAGAAGTGAAGCCGGAAGTGAAGAGCAATCCCGAAAGAGCGAAACAGATCGAGACATTCTCGTCAGCGATCGCCGGAAGTCCGGCGGAAAAATATCTTCATGATCGAGCAATCAACGACGAGACGATCTCTCACTTCATGCTCGGCTTCAACGCTCAGACCGGGCGGACGGTCATTCCTTATCCGGGAATTGACTACATGATCGAGCGAGTGATCGGAGACCAGGCGGAGAGAAAATATCTCTATCCGACGGGAGAGTCAGTCCCGATCTTCATGATCAAAGAGAGCGACTCTGACTTCTTCTTCATCACAGAAGGACAAATCGACGCTCTGTCAATGTATCAAGCCGGGGCGAAGAATGTGATCGCTCTCGGCGGTGGGAGCTATCATCTGATCGAGGACATTAAGATCGCCGGAGCTGTGATCGTCGCCGATCGAGACCCGGAAGAAAAGCGAGACGAGAAAGACGGTCTCACTCCGGGAGAACGGACGGCTCGAAACATCGAGAAAACACTCGCAGATCGGAAGATCAAGTCGATCACGGTCTATCCGCCGGAAGGATTCAAAGACTCGAATGACGTTCTCAGAGCTGATCAGAAGCAACTCACGACGCTTCTCTCTCAGTGGGCGAAAGAGCTTCTCGAGAAGCCGGAAGAGGGTCTCAGGGTGATCAACGTCGGCGAGTATCTGACAGAGAGCTTCTTCGAGAAAGACATTGAATATTTCAAGCGATACAAAGACAGGAAGATCGGCTTCGAGAACGTCGACAAATACTTGACTTTATATCCGGGAGTCGCTTGTCTCGGCGGAGCTTCTTCACTCGGAAAAACGACTTTCGCAGTCAATCTCGTCGACAATCTTCTCAGGAAGGGCGAGTCGGTCATATACTTCGCACTCGAACAGCTCCCGATCGAGCTGATCACGAAGTCACTCGCTCGCCGGGTGTACGAGATCGACCCGGCTTCGCCGATCGACAATATCGACATAAAGAACGGAGCAAGCTCGGACGCTCTGATCAGGGCGAGAAGCGAGTATTCTCAGACCGCTCGGAATTATCAGATCGTCGAGGGAGACTTTCACTTTACAGCTCAAACAATCGTCGATCACGTCGAAGAATATATCAAAGTGACGGGAGTCAATCCGATCGTCGTCATTGACTATCTTCAACTGATCGCTCCGCCGGACGGCTTCAAGGGGACTCAGAGAGAGATCACTGACGAGAATCTGAAAGCGATCAAGGACTTGTCAAAGCGGAAAGAGCTTTTCATTCTTCTGATCTCGAGCTTCAACCGGGCGAGCTACAAAGAACCCGTTGGAATGGAGTCTTTCAAAGAGTCAGGAATGATCGAGTATACTTGCGACTATATTCTCGGACTTCAACTCTCAATTCTCGAAGATTCAAGCTTCTTCACGTCGAAGGGGGCGAAGGGCGGAGAGCGTGAGAACAACAACGACAAGAAAGAGAAAAAGCTCTATGAAGCGATCAATCAGTCGCCGAAGGAAGTTGAACTCGTGGCTCTCAAAAACAGGAACGGTCGTCAGCGCTTCAAATGCTTCTTCAAGTACGAAATGAAGTTTGACACGTTCTCGCCGGACATGAACTCACGCTTCGACCCGGACTCAGCTTCGTCAGTTTTTCAAGACGTGACTGACGATGACGACATTCCCTTCGAGGACGTATAAAACAGAATAACACTCAGAGATCGAGCGGACTTGTGTTCGCTCTTTTTCTTTGCTTATCATGTACACATAGAATACAGAAACATTGACAGAAACATATTATTATGATATGATAATAGGGACAAAGTATGTCTTGATTACAGAGGAAGCGAGGTCGAGAAACGTGAGTCAGTATGAGAAGCCGATCATCGAAGAGATCATTCTCGTCACGGGTGAAACATTCATAAACGCACGACTTGAAATCGAAGCTCAGCGTCTCCCGGGATTTATTGCGATCGAGAGTCAGCGACTCAAGGACGCAACCGAATATATTTCTCACAGTGCGATCTCGAGCTTCACGATCAGGAATGAAGAACTCATGAAAACGTCTCCGGCTCACTACTTCACGCCGGAGCAGAAAGTAAAAGTCGAGAGGTGATTCAGTGAGTATTTTCGACAGATTATTCAGACGGGAGAGAACAGTCACTTCGAGTCAGGTGATCGAAGAGACTCGGAGCTTCTCAGCTTTCACGGGTGACGCTTACTCGAACGACGTTTTTCGGGAAGCGGTCGACGCAATCGCCCGGAACGCCGGAAAGCTTAAAGGCTCTCACGTCATAAAATACAGAGATCACGATCGGGAAGAGGGCGACTGCAAAATCAACAGACTTCTTCAAGTCCGCCCGAATCCGTATATGTCAGCTTATGACTTCATATACAAGCTCGTGACTCGTCTGTATCTATACAACAACAGCTTCGCATATATCGACCGAGATCAGCGAGGAAACGTCGTCGGACTCTATCCGATCACGGCTTCACACATTGATCTTCTCGCCGATCAGAGCGGTCGTCTGTATTGTAGTTTTCTTATGAAGTCAGGACGGGAAGTCGTTCTTCCGTATGACGACATGATTCATCTGAGACGCTTCTTCAATGACGACGATATTCTCGGAGCTGACAACACAGCGATCGCTCCGGGACTTGAACTCAGTCAGACTCAGAACGAAGGACTCGTCAACGGCATAAAGAGCGGAGCGTCTATCCGGGGAATACTGAAATTCACTCAGATCATGTCGCCGGAGAAGCTCAAGAAAGAGAAAGACGCTTTCGTCGCTGACTATCTCGAGATCGGGAACGACGGCGGAGTCGTCGCAACTGATCAGAAAATGGACTATCAACCGATCGAGAGCAAGCCGATCGTTCTCAATGCTGATCAGACAAAAGCGATCAGAGAGAAGATTTTCAGCTATCTCGGAGTGACAGAAGCGATCGTCAGCTCGTCATATACAGAAGATCAGTTTTCCGCTTTCTATGAGTCGACGATCGAACCGATCGCAACGGCTCTCAGTCAGGAAATGACAGCGAAGATTTTCTCAGAGCGTGAGCAAGCTTTCGGAAACGAGATCATTTTCGAGAGCGGTCGACTGCAATTCACGAGCAACTCGACGAAGGTCAATTTGATCGCTCAGCTCGTCCCGTTGGGACTTCTCACAGTCAATCAGGCGCTCGAGATTCTCAATCTTCCCGGAGTCGCTGACGGTGATCGGAGACTGCAAGCTCTGAACATGATCGACGTTGACCAGGCGATCAAGTATCAGATCGGGGAAGGGGCGAAAGAATGAGCAGATCGACATATTATCGAGTCTGTGAAAAATGCGGAAGCAATCTCGACCCGGGCGAAAGATGTGACTGTCAGGACGCTCAGAAAGCCGTCAGACGGGTCTTTCTCTCGAAGTCGATAAAATATCCGATCAGGGGCGGAAAGTCGCTCAGAGGGGCGGTGAGAGCGTCATGAAGCATTATGTCGAAGCACTCAACACAGTGATCTTCAATAAGTCATGGACTCCGCTTTTCAAAGCTCTCAGCGACGAGAACGCCGGAAAGCTGATCAAAGCGCTCTTCGACTTCATGAACGGCGAGAAAGTTGATCTCGAGGACACTCAGCTTCGAGCGATCTTTCTCTCAATCGCCGATCAGATCGAACACAGCGCTCGAAAGTATTATTCACGAGTCTATCAAGAGGACGGTGACGAGGAATGAAAGAAACAAGAATCGCAGAGATCAGAGCGTCTCAACTCGACGACGCTATGATTATAGAAGGTCGGGCGATCGTCTTTGATCAGGCGACGACGATCAATGACCCGGTAGGGTCTTACACGGAGATCATTCAACGAGGGGCGCTCGACAACGCCGATCTGACTGACGTGAGACTTCTCTTCAATCACGATCTGAACAGAGTACCGCTCGCAAGAACTCCGAAAACGATGTCTCTGAGCGTTGACCCGGTAGGAATGACGATCAGAGCAACTCTTCCGAATACTGAAAGCGCTCGAGAGGTCTATGAAGCCGTGAAGCGGTCTGATCTTC